AATATCATCAAAGGTTTGAGTACCACCTTCCGAACCGCTACTTGTGCCTTCTGCTGCACCTGCTGCACCTGCTACATCACCATTGCCACCATCAGCCCCAGCTGCTGCACCTTCTTCAGCAAAAAATTGTAATTTGTAAGGTAATATTGTTGATTTAGATTTTTTCATATCTTTCATTCTCCTTTTTGCCCCTGGCATTGCATAAGCCCCACCAGATTCATTGATTTGGTTTAGTTTTCTGTCTTTTCGGACATATAAAAAAGCCGCATTTCTGCGACTTAATTTTGAGTATAAAATTACCACCTACCTATATGATAGATGGTATTACATGTTTTCTATTAACTTCATTGCTTCCTCTTTGGTTATTTCATCATATGAACCATATACTGGACTATCTGGGAAAAAATATTGTGACATAATTCCACTTCTTACCCAACCTCTATCGGCGTCATATTTAAAGTTTGCTCTTCCGTCTGAATAAACAAGAGTACCTCTGTGTTCTAAGTCATTAAGAATATAATATGTCATCTATTTTTTACCCTCCCTATATCTTTAGGCGTTGTAAGTTCATTTGATAAATCAATCATTTTATCTTCAAGTAATATGTATTCTTCTGATTCATCATCTACAATTTTCCTTTGTTTCTCATACAAATCATGCAATTTACCATTTTTCAAATTAAAACTTTCTTGCGTATGATATTGGACCTCAAATTTCTGGCCATTCGGTGCCGATATAAATGTGTTAATTCCATTATACGAACTATTAGTCCGCCAAGTATTCTTTATTACTCTTGTATTATAACCTTCCTGAGTAAACATATCAATACTTTGTAATGTCTTTTCCGTTAGTTCTTTCGGATTTGAACCTAAGGTGTATCTCAATATATCCTTTACTTCGTATTCATTACCTTTTGGATTATAATTCTTCTCTATTTTTTCAAGAAAAGATTCTTTTGTTTTTATTCGCTTATCAAATCCAAAAACTTTCATTCCTGTATTATCAGCTAATTTCATAACTGCTTTTGATATTTCAGGCTCATTCTCTAATGCTTTGTTATAATATGACATGCCCTTTGCCTGAGCCTTTAGAATACCATATTCGTTATCATCACCATACTTGATATTTTGAAAATCTTCCAGTGATTTTAGAAGATACTCTTTACCCAGAATATTTTTATAATTATCGTGTTGCTTCTGATCAGCGTTTATATTTCTAGTCTTCTTTTCCGCCAATACAGCGTTAGGATTACTTTCTACAAACTGCTTATGCCAATCATCATATTTCATATCAGCAGGGACTTTATAATTCTTTCCTGTTTCCGGATTACGTGCAAGTCGAGTCATGTGTTCCAATCCCTCAATTATATCAATTGTGCAGCTACGACAGAAACAATGTAGTGGCGGAATATTTTCACCAGGTGCAGCCTTATCAACTTCGATAATATTGCCATCATGTTCCTGGCATTCCCTTGATGTTCTGCTATCAAGAGTGGCCTTGAACATTATCTTTTTAGTGCCTCTTGCTTTAGAGCCTTCTAAATCGGCCATATTAACAACATATGACGTTTCGGTACGAATAAGCCTTTCAGATACGAATTTGCCGACTTCAGCATATTCTGACAGTTCCTTGGCTATTCTCTTTGAGTTCTTACCTGACATTATACCGCTTGTAATTATGTTCTCTAACTTAGATGCGAATACGTCTGAATTATCCCATATTCGGCTTGAATAATGCTTTCCACTCCAATTGTTCTTCAGTATCTCCTGGATCTGTTTATCAGGAATCTTTGCAAAATCAAAAACATATCCAACTGCCTTCTGGCTGTCAAATATGTTTCGGTAGTAGGTACTTTTAATTGTATTGAAATACTGACTTGTACTCTTTCTTAGCTCTATATCTGCTAATTGCTTGCTATTAATGTATGTACTTTCCTTAAGTGCTTCTAATCGTGTAATACGAGCCTTGTATGCTTGTGCATTGAGTTTATTAATTAGCTTTCTCTTAACTTCTCCATCATCAAGCAACTTTACCTTGGCACGAATATCGTCAATAGTTTTCTGTGATACTCTTTCATTCAACAATTCCATTGCCTGGGCTTTATCCATTCCCTCTGATACAGAAAAATTAGTAAAGATGTTATTAACATCGTCCTTTATACTTTTAATTGCATCATCATAGGCCTTGTTGATTGTCTGAATTGTTTTATCACTGTCCTTATGAGCTAAAGCCATTCTTTCATCAGCTCTAGCTACCCAATATGATTCTTTTTTTGCCATACATCAATCACCTTAATTCTTAGCAGTCTTAGTAATGTCTTTGTTATCTCCTTGAGTAGCCACAGTATTTTTATTAGCCTTTTCATTGCCGGAATCTCCATTCTTGAAGTCATATGAACCAAATGCTTGCTGCTGAGTCTCAATATTAGCTTTCTTCTCTTCATCCAAGCGCTTCTTCTCTTCTTCAACATCAAGTTCCGGATTAAAGTTCTTAACTCTTGTTTCCCATGATATGAATCCATCTGTTTCCTGTGCGATCTTAGCTGCAAGTTCATCATCAACCGGAAGAGAACGTTTCATTGTGATATCAAGCTGTGTTAGATCTGCATTCTTGGCCTTAATTAGGTTAATGTTGCTTGTTAACTGGAATCTTTGGCGTAATCCCTTTTTAAAATAACGTTCCTTTGTCTTTCCTAGCTGTTCTAACCCCAAAAGTTTATATTTCATAGCAACACCAGAAACATTAGAAGCGAAGTTTTCATCTGTCATACAGGGAACCTTTGAGAATTCATGGATATCATCTTTTAGCGATTTCTTAAGAACTTCAACCTCCGTTTCGTTCATATTCTTAACAAGCCATTGTGCGGATCCACCATCAGGTAATTCTAATATTTTCATTTTCTTTAGTAGCTTAGCCGTGGCACACATTTCTGTTTCATCATCACCAAAGCTTACACCAGTTACTGCAAGCAATGCATCAATCAGCTGTTCTTTATCATTTATTCTATCCGATTGCAGTTTATTATAAGCATCTATTAGGGTAATAACTGATTCAAAGTCCCCCTTTTCTCGCTTACTATTTTGATATTCCACAATAGGCACCCCACCAAAGAAGTGCTCCCTTGTTTTATCGTCTTGTATGATGTATGTATCACTTGTCAATGCACCAGTATGATACTTTATTTCCTGCTTATCTGAATAGACTGTTATGTCCCAGCCCCTATCATTACCCTCAATATCGAATACTTGGTAATAACTGCAGGCGAATATCTTATTATGGTTTATAGTTGTATCCACTACAAGAAAACTGTTTAATGGACTTAAACACGCAAGCAATGGTTCAGGAACTTTGTCATCACTCATATACTGATATTCAAGCCCATATCCAAATATCGAGATATCCAGTGCCAATTCATTGTTATGACTATCTTCATCGATGGCAGTGTAATGAGCATTCAATTCTTCCGCTCCGTCACCGGTGTATTGAATTGGCACACCAAATACATATCCTGTGGCCATATCAGTGATATAAGCAGCGTGATTACATACTAGTCTATTATTAGGCATCGAATCGTCACTGAATGATCTTGTTAATATCGCATGACGTTCATCATAATAATCATCTAACTTGCTAAGTCTTTTTAACTGACCCTGATGTTCTAGGATACATTTTTGTAGCAGCTTATTTGGTATTGATCCATCTTCATTTAAGAAACTTCTATCTTTAATTATCACTTTTATCACCTACCTTAATCCTAATCTTGCTTTACTGCCTATTTGCACTTTCTTATTTTCCATATCATCCTCTAACGAATACCTAAGGGCATCTAGTAAATGATTGTCTTTATCTACAGGGATAGGAAGTACTTTGCCATTCTTATCCTCTTTGTATTTATACTTGCTAACTTCTGCCTTAAAATTCTTACATCTTGGATGGATAATAATTTCAAGCCCTTGTAAGAACTTAATGCCGAATTCTATACTACCTGGACCTTTTTTTGCACTGGCTGCATTGACTCGTAATGTTTTATATTCACTTACTGATTTTGGTTCTGAACTATCACAGGTGACCTTATTACTGCTGGCCTTTTCTTTTACCATTGGAGCGGATTCATTATTGAGTAATCCAACTGCTTCAATTTCATCACATATGTATAACTTTTTATGGGTCTTGTCGTAATGAGATTTAATATAAGCAAATGGATCCTCTGCGAATCCCCAATCAACTCCATGTCTATACCTATCAAATATACTTTCTATATCTGAGAAGTCTTCGACTCTCCAATTTTTGAATATGACAGCTCCGAGTACTCCCCAGTTGCCTAAGGTGTATACTTCATAATAATATCTA